TCGCATGTCAGTTTCCTACTGTTGCTAAAGCACTTGACTGGTGTGATGACAAAGAAGAATGTGGTTGTCCTGATGGATGGGATGACCTTCAACCCTGTTTGAGGATCGATTAATGCCTACTTACCCTGTAATAAATAAAAAAACTGGAGAGAAAAAGACTCTCTCCATGACCATGAAAGAATACTGTGATTGGAAGGATGAAAATCCTGATTGGGATAAAGACTGGATGGAGGGTGTCGCTGGCACTACCTATGGTCAACCCAAACAATCTGATGGATTCAAAGAGGTGATGCAGAAAATCCAAGCAAAACACCCTGGTGGTAACCTTAGTCGCTATACCTGATAACCTATGCCTCGTAAGAAGTCTCCCGTCCCGTTTGGTATGAGTAATAAGCAAATGAAGAGACGTAAACCGATTAATTTAGATCACCTGAAAACTATTCAGCCTCTAACTGATCATCAACAAGAAGTTTTTGATTGTTATGCTGAGGGCAAGCACCTTATTCTTCATGGTGCTGCTGGCACAGGTAAAACATTCATCAGTCTTTACCTAGCACTACAACAGGTGCTAGATCCACAGTCACCATACGACAAAGTTTATATGGTGAGGTCTCTTGTGCCAACACGAGAGATTGGTTTCCTGCCTGGTGATCACGAGGATAAGAGTAACCTTTACCAGATTCCTTATAAGAATATGGTCAGGTTTATGTTTGAGATGCCAGATGATAATTCTTTTGAGAATCTGTATGCAAATCTCAGGACTCAAGAGACTATCTCTTTCTGGTCTACATCATTCCTTCGTGGCACCACACTTGACAACTGTGTTATTATTGTGGATGAGTTTAGTAACCTTAACTTCCACGAGTTGGATTCAATCATCACTCGTGTCGGACAGGATTCTAGAATCATTTTCTCAGGTGACTACGCACAGTCAGACCTAGTTAAAAAGCATGAAAAGAGTGGAGTCCTTGACTTCCTCAAGATCGCCCAAGCAATGGAGTCATTCTGTTGCATTGAGTTTGGCATCGATGACATTGTGAGGTCTGGTCTGGTCAAAGAATACCTAATTGCAAAACACAATCTTGGATATGTTTAATGATGTTTACACATGTTGGTCCTGCTAAACCACTCGGTGAGTTGGAGAGCAGGACTCTACCCTATGGACGTTTCTATAAGATAGACGACGGTTGGTTGCCTAGTGTGACTACCGTCGTTTCTCATAATACAAAGGCAGGTATCCTTGCATGGGAGAAGAGAGTAGGTTATACTGAAGCGGAGCGTGTGCGTCGTGCAGCATCTTGGCGTGGCACAAAGTATCATGGTATCGTGGAGGACTACCTTAACAATGAATTGGAAAAAGTTGAAGAAAGCGAGGGTCTTCCCGCTTACCTTTTCAGGTCTGCTCGTGAGACTCTTAATCGTATTTCTAACATACATGCTCTTGAAGCCCCTCTTTATAGTGCTAAGTTGGGGATTGCTGGTCGGGTTGATTGCATTGCTGAGTTTGATAACTCTCTAGCAATCATTGACTTTAAGACTACAAAGAATCTCAAGAAGGAAGAGCACCTAGAGAAATTCTTTGTGCAGGAGGCAGCATATGCCTACATGTATTACGAGATGACTGGTGTTGAAGTTGACAAACTCGTCACACTATCTGTGGCAGAGGATGGACAGGTGCAGGTCGTTGAGAAGCATGACAAGGTGCCCTATATCAATACTCTTATCGATTGGATCGAAGAGTATCGTTACTATGTGAATAATACAAAATGAAAGATACATTCTTAGGCATTCCATTTTATAGATTCTATTTTCCTGGTGACATCAAGGGAGTAGAAGAAGCATGTAAGACTCTTAACTATCGTCCTAATGGATCTAATATGATCTGGGATGGAGTGATCGAGAATGGTTACGGTGGTAGCGATTTACATAGACATCCACATCCTGAGTTGATTAATCTGTTTGTATGGATTGATCAATGCTTGGATGAAGTTGCCAAAGATATGGGCATGGATAACAGACTCAAGATTAACTCTGCATGGTCTCATCTAAATAGACCAGGGCAATTCTTTTACGATCATACACATGCTAACTGTTTTGTTAGCAGTAACTACTATGTGAGTGGTCTTGAGCAAGATAAAACCAAATGGTTTTGGCCTAATCCTTACTTCGATAAGACAAACATCTGGCCTTGGGGTGAGTGGGATGAGGATAAGTTTTTCCTCACTCATGAAGAGTCCACTGAACCAGGCAAGTATATTGTCTTTCCTCCAATGATTAGGCATCGAGCAGCGCCAAACAGTGCTGCTTATGATAGAATTACTATTGCAGCAAATGCATTTCCAGATGGATACATCAATTCTTCTGGCGTATCCCATCTAGACATCAAGGTTCTGTAAATGAAAGAAATTGAAGAGAAGTTTATGACACAAGGCAAATTCACCTCACTGGTTGAGCACCTAGTGAAAGAAAGTGATGGTCTTATCAATTATATTGAAGCAGTTACATCTATCTGTGAAGAGTATGAGATTGAGGTTGAAACTGTTAACAAACTAATCTCTCGACCCCTGAAAGATAAGATCAAGTGGGATGCCCAACAACTTAATTACATTAAACGCACGAGTAGAGGAGTCCTTAACCTATGAGTGAGGAATCATTTTTCAAATCAGATGTCGTAGTCGAAGAGTTACAAGACATTCAAAAAACTTATACAGATCTGTTGAAAATGTCAGCAGGTCTTGCTGAATTCTCTCCCAAGGAGAGACTGGATCACATCGAGAAGACCCTAGAGTTGATTGCGAAACAGAAAGTATTCTATGCTCGCCTCGCACTAGCGTCACATGGTATCGAACCTGGCGATGAGAGTGAGGAAGTTGGTTTCCTTAAGTCTCGCATCGACCACATGTCAGAGGTCTATAGCGGCGGTCACAGTTTGCTCACAATTCTGGATCAGATGGAGCAGAAACTACAGACATGGCGTTATAACATCAAGAAAGACCTTGACAACGACTAAATAATATGCCATCATAATACGGTGGCACACACGCCAAATACAAACTACAACGGAGAAATACAAATGTCCTTTTCAAGTCTTAAATCTAAGTCTGGATCGTTTTCTAAACTGACCCAGCAGATTGAGAAGATGTCTAAACCTCAAGGTGCTGGTCCCGACGAGCGTCTTTGGAAACCAGAGGTTGACAAGTCTGGCAACGGTTATGCTGTTGTCCGTTTCCTCCCCGAGCCTGAGGGTGAAGACCTTCCTTGGGCACAAGTGTGGAGTCACGCATTCCAAGGTCCTGGTGGATGGTATATTGAAAACTCTCTCACTACTCTGGGTCAAAAAGATCCTGTTGGTGAGTTGAATCGCACGCTGTGGAATAGCGGTATTGATGCAGACAAAGAGATTGCTCGCAAACAGAAGCGTAAACTCTCTTACTACAGCAACATCTATGTTGTGAAAGATCCTCTGCATCCTGAGAATGAGGGTAAGGTTTTCCTCTATAAGTATGGTAAGAAGATCCATGACAAGATCGTCTCTGCTATGCAACCTCAGTTTGAAGATGAAGAACCTATCAATCCTTTCGATCTGTGGAAAGGTGCAGACTTCAAGATCAAGATCCAGACCATTGGTGGTTACTGGAATTATGACAAGTCTGAGTTTGCTTCTGCAAGCATCCTTGGATCTTATGATGATGAAAAACTTGAGGAGATCTGGAAGCAACAGTATTCTCTGAAAGAGTTTACTGATTCAAGTAACTTCAAATCTTATGAGAAACTTGAAGAGCGTCTTAACATGGTGCTCAACAAGCGCTCTCAACCAGTGCGTCAACGTGATGAGTCAGAAGAAGATCTCTTCAACTCTGATGACATTATGACACCTAACGCAGTGGTACAACCTGACCCCACACCTAGTGGATTTGGTGCTAAGATTGAAGAGTTGAATAAAGCAGACGACGGACCTGATCTAGATTACTTCGCTGCTCTAGCACAAGAAGACTAATGAAACTCCCCAACTGGCAACATAATTCTGGCAAAGACCAGAAACGCACTTTGAAACCTCAAGCATTGAGGCAAGCAAAGAAGCGACGCAGTGCTCTCAAAAAGAAACTGCTGTTTGGTGCTGCTGTGTTGGGGATTCTTTCTGTCCAACCTGCCAACGCACTCACTTGGAAGGAGTTTTGGGAACCATTCCAAGACGATCACCACCACCACTATCATTATGACTATGGTCACCACCACTATCATCGTCCTAGACGACGTTGTGAAGTGGTAGTCCACCGTGAGATGTGGGTGCCTGGCAATTACTATAGATCAGGTTACATGA